GGAAGCCAGACGGAACCAGAATAACAATGTGGAATCTCATTCCTAAGAAACTTATGCCACCTACACGGCTAGTAAGATATTGTTGCCAAGAGCTTAAGGAAAACAATGCCAATGGAAGATATATTGCAACAGGTGTTAGATGGGACGAAAGCACAAAAAGAAAAAATATGCGGGATGAGTTCGAAAGAATCGGAAGTAGTAAAAAGACAGCAGAAAAATTCAATACAGTAATGCTTAGCAATGATAATGATTCCAAAAGAAGAATCACGGAATTGTGCATGCAGAAAGCAAAAATGACCGTAAATCCTATTGTTGACTGGAAAGAGAAAGATATATGGAATTACATAGATCAAGAACATATATGCACTAATGAACTGTATCAATGTGGATATAAAAGAGTTGGATGCATTGGTTGCCCAATGGCAGGGAGAAAAGGAAGATTAAAGGAATTTTACGACTTTCCAACATTCAAATTAAATTATATCAGAGCATTTGACAGGATGTTAGAAGCAAGAAAAGCAAAGAATCTTCCTACGAGGTGGGAATCTGGAGAAGAAGTATTCCTGTGGTGGATAGAAGATAAGAATGTTGCAGGGCAAAGAGAATTTAAGGTAGCAGAAAACGGACAACTTATGTGGTAAAGGAGAAAGAACATGGACGTTATCAAACAAATAGATTACATGATTGCTTGCCTAGAGATGGCAAAAGAAGAATATCAGTATGAGAAAAGTTATGAAACAAAGAAAAAAGCAAGAGAGGACAACGACTGGAACTGGTACGACAGAAACAGGACACCGAAAAAGGCACTGATTAAAGAAAATCTTAGAAATGTTGGAAGAACAGGATTCAAGCTTGCGAAAGATTTAGAGGTGGGAGAATGAAAATATATTCAAATCGAGCTGATAAAAATGTGGACTGTATAAGAACAAGTATGAGAACAGAAAAACACAATAGTTTGCACGTAACATTAAATTTTAGGAGAACTGTTGGTGGACCAGTTACCATGGAAGAAGAAACAGGGAGTGAAGTGAGGATAAACTTTACTGATACCTGCGAACTTGAAAATTTCATCATGGCATTGACACAACTAAAGGAAATGACAAAAGGTTACTACGGTAAATGGGAGATTGAAAAAGAAAAAGGGGAACGACTATGACAATAGCACAACAGATAGCACACAGTTTTTTAGATAATATAGAAAAAATGATAGTGAGAAATAATTTAGATGTTGGAGTATTAGATACGAAAGTTTCTTATCAATCTTGCGAAGAAGCAATGATGTATGTGACTGATACAAAATCTGGGAGCATTATTGCAACAATGAGATTAAATTTAAATGCCAACAAACTAAAAAGAAAAATGTATGAAAAAGAATTAGAAAATTATTGTTGTAAAAGAGTATGTCCTATTTGCATTTTTAAAGAGCAAGAACCGTGCATAACAAGAAAAATTTATTGTGAAGAAGCTACGGACAAGGAAGTAGAAGAAGCTTATAGAAAGATGAGAGATGATGAAAAATGACAAGAGAACAGATGATAGATGTGTTAGAAGAATACTGCAACGGAAATATCTGTGATTCATGTGAATTTTGTAATGACTGTGAAAAAGGAATGGTTTTTTCTGAAATAGTTGACGAAAAACTGAAAGATTATGTAAGCAGAATTGATGGAAAAAATACAGATGCAGAGTCACAAAATGTATGTGAATTGGTAGGAGAGAAAATGGAGCAGGTAAAAGTTTTAAAAGAAGTAACAAGAATGATTTATCCTAACAGGATGGAAGAAGTGATCCCGATAAAAGAATTTGTGAAAAATATTACAGATAAAGGATATAAAGTAATGATTAGAAGAGAAAATGTTATCGGTGGAAAGTATGACGTTGTTATTTATGAAGAAGAGGAGCTGAAAGAATGATATTAAAAATCTTACTTGTTATCATAGGTGTTTTCTTAGGACTGGTGGGCAGTGGTTTCTGCCAGTCCGCTAAAGCAAGAGATACGATTACAATGACGTTAGAAGATTATAAGCATATGGGAGAAATATTACACAGTTTGCCGATAAGAGAACGTCACAAAAGCCTTAAAGGAAAAGACGTGGCGTTATACAGATGTCCTAAATGTAAAAGTTATGTAGCGGAATGGACAGAAGTTTGTGAGTGTGGGAATCGGCTAGACTGGGGAGAAAGTGAGGACTTACATGTTAATAATGACAAAAGATAGAGAGATTCTGAATCTTGATAATGTTCTTGAAATTCGGGCAAGCGAAGAGAATGTAGAATGTGAGCTAATGAATGGATATATTTACACAATACAATCATTCAAAACACATAAAAAAGCAGAAGATGCATTAGATAAGATACTTAATCAATATGACAGAGGACAAAGGGTTATCAAGTTATAAAGGAGCGTTATAAATGAATAACAAGATAAAAGAAAATGACAGTCCATCTTTAGCACTTGTAAACAGTGTAAGAGCTTGGGAACGACCAGATATTAATAAGATTGAGCCTAAAAAGGAAATATTAGACAACACACCGAAAAAACCAAAGACAGGAGCAGGCTATTTAAGAATGAAAAGAGGTAATATAAATGAACGGTAAAGAATATCAAACAAAAGCAATGCGAACTAATGACGGATTAGGAACAGAAAGAATAATGAATATGGCTGATAATTTGGAACAGGGAGTAGAGGACAGCATACCAGACACTGGGATTGACTTGGGCGGAATTATTAACGGCTTATTCGGATTATCTGGAGAAGTTGGAGAACTTACTGATATGGTTAAAAAATGGATATTCCATGAAAGTAATTTTGACGAGGAACACGCAAAAAAAGAACTTGGGGATGTAATGTGGTATGTTGCTATGATTTGTGAATCATTTAATTGGTCGTTGGATGAAATTATGCAAATGAACATTGAAAAATTAGAGAAACGTTATCCAGATGGATTTGACGTTATCAAAGCAAATAACAGAAGTCCAGAAGATGTATAAAGTGGGGGCGTTATTATGAGAGGGAAAGATAATCCGTGCTATGGGTGCACAGAAGCCACAGGAAGAACTTATAATTGCCATACCCTATGTGACGGCTATAAACAGTTTCAAGAAGATTGTAAGGAAGAGAGGGACGTTATCAAGAGAAAAAAACCTTATTATAAGTCGTTATCAAAAGAAAAATTTATGAAACGGAATGCTTTAAATAGGAACAGGAGGGGAAGAAAATGACAGAGATACCAAAAGAAAGAATCCAAGAACTTTTGAAGTTTAAAAAAGAATATGAAGATGAGCCAGAAACAGAAAAATGTTTAGAGGAACTTTTAGCGTACAAAGAGACAATGGCAGGAATTGCAAGAATGTTAGGCGTTACCCGGTACGACATAACGAATAAGAATGAAGAGTTATTAGAAGTAAATCTTAACAATGATGTTATCAAGAACGCACTTGATAGATACAGGAGTTTTGAAAACACTTTCTTAAACAAAGTAACTGTAATGGCATTAAAAGAGCTTTTGGAGTACAGAGAGACAAAACTGGCACCAGATCAAGTTAACGAGATGAAAAGTAAATTTGAACATTATAAAGATGCATATTGTGATATTCAAGAGCGTTATAATAGGTTACTGAATTATGAGATGGAGGAATAGAGGAATGACAGGGTTATCAAAAATCAGATACGATTATCAAAAATGTTTGCAGGAAGCGAAGCGGTATCAACTAAGGCATTGAAAGAACTTCTTGAGTACAAAGAAACAGGATTGACACCGCAGGACATAAAAGAAATGGACAAGATGTATCTTGAAAAATGTAAAGAAGTAAATGCACTTGTAAAGACCTGTGAACGGCTAGAAAAGGAGAAAAGATGAATAAACAAGACATATATACTCTATGTACATTAATTCCATCTATGGACGATTACAGAGGTTACAATATGTATCTATGCGGTAAACGTGACGGATTCAATGAGTGCGTACAGATGCTGAAAGAAAGTTTAGAAAATATAAAAGAAAAAGCAGAGGATTAACCCCTGCTTCTTTTATCTGTATGAAAAGTTGTGATCTAAAATCTCTATGTTGTAGTTACCAGTTGTACCGCTTACCTGTTGATGCGTGATGATGTAGTTAGCTGTGATACCTGCGGTAATGATTGCTGTTAAGATGATAGATAATAATATTTTTTTCATGATACATTCTCCTATGCGTTTAAATATAATTTTTTTAATGATTCATTATCTGGATAATCAAGATCAAACCATTTGTCAAAAGCTTCTGGATTTCTCTTTTCCAGTTCATCCATAATCCAACCACGGACCATGGACAATTCAAGACTAATTGGTATATCTTCGGTCATGTCAAATTCTTTTATAAGCTGTTCTGTTGATAATCTACTCAGCATAGCTCTTGCGTTCTTTTCTGCGTTCTTAGTCATATTTCCCAACTTTCTACCCTCGTAACCTCCGGGGTGGGTGGTGTATGTTATGCAGGTATTACAAGACTGTCACGATCAGCCTTGACAAGACGATTTTTATTAAGCCTATCTTTCCACTGCTCAACAAGTGACTCATGGAGCTTCAATGCTTCTTGCTTGCTGTAAGTTGTATAAGAATCAATTTCTTCAAAATCATCCATATACATTACAACGGTTTGGTATTCGTGTAATACTTCCACATAAGCTGTGGAAATAATACACTCTGTTTGATGTAAATAAAATTTGTGCCTTGCGATTACTTTATTCATTTTCAATCCCTCCTAAAATCTTCTTACAAGCTTCTACATATCCGTCTGGAAGTGTTTCAGTGTTCATCTTCCCACCGTTTGCTCTCCATTCGAGATATTTTTTAACTTCTTCTTTTTCTTCTTTCAGTTCGAAAATGAACTCTTCATAAGAAACGAAGTCCTCATTTTCAACTAACTTTTCGATTTCTTTTCTTAATTCTTTCATCTTCTTTTCTCCTTTTTTGCTTGCTTTGTTCTCTTAACTTACCTTTATTATACATAAAATCTATGCACATGTCAATAGAAAAGTGCATAAAAATTATGTATAAAATTCTTGAAGTAAAATTATGGGTATGATATAATAATTAAAAAGGAGGAAAAAGAATGATAAAATACAAATTAGATGTGCAGGAAGAATTAAAGAAAAAAGGATACACTTCTTATATAATAAGAAAAAACAAGTATTTAAGCGAGGGAACACTTGCAAAGATAAAGCGAGGAGAACCAATAAATATGAAAAGCCTTAATGCTATTTGCTGTATGCTTAGAAAAAATGTAAATGATGTAATAGAAGTAGAAATAACAGATGATGAAAAAATAAAATATTTTATTTGAAAAAAGTGTTGACTTATGCATAGATATTATGTATAATAAAGACAGTTAAAGGAGATAAGCAAAGAAAGAAAAGGAGATTGAAGTCATGAAAAATATTTATTTAACAAAAGCACAGGAATTAAATTTAAAATACGCAGGTTTAGACTTGGGAGACGAGACAGAAAAGAAACTTGAAATCATTATGGAAGACAACCATACAAAGAAAGAAGCTGTTGACTATTTATGCAATGGATCAGTAGTGTACGAGAAAGAAGAATTTGAAAAATTCTTTGATCAGTACATGGATGAGTGGGATGTTGAGGAAGAAGATCAGGAAGAGTATAAAAAAATGATTGAAAGCAACAAACCCGCTTTTGACTGGGGAGTTGTAGAATATGAAGGTATAACATACTTTGTTGATTATGTAGCATAAAGAGTATGTAAAGGATAAAAAGGCATTAATAAAAAGAGTGTAAGCACGCACCTGCTGACTATGGTATAATTATCTTAGATAAAACTATAGTTGGGAGGTGTCTTTTTTGATTAATAACAAACTAAAGAATTGCTGTAACGATTGTGTGTACTGCGAGATCGTGACAGAGACAAAGAGAAGAGCAATCCCAGAAAACAAAACAGAAGTGGTACTGGTAAACATAAAGTGTAGTCATATGTGCGTATGCTACAGATATAGAGAGGAAGTGCAGAATGGAAGATAGAAGTATATGCTGTGCTGAATGTATGTATTTACTAGGAAGTAATACAAAGAACTACTATATGTGTAACGTAGGCAAGTATGACAGAATAGACAACGCATATCTATGCACCTGCGACAAATATAAAAGCAGGAATCCAAACACAAAAGAATATAAGAGTTGTAGATCATGAAAGGAAGTGAGGTAATGGGTGCAGGTGGAAGACCCCCAAAGTATAAAAGTGTTAAAACTATGCAAAAAAAGATAGATGAGTACTTTAAACTATGTGAGGGCGAAGTATTAAAAGAAGATGGTAAGATAGTAAGAAATAAAAGCGGCTATCCTATTATGATTAACAGGAAACCGCCAACAATTACCGGATTGGCTTTGCACCTTGGTTTTACATCTAGAGCGGATTTGTTGTATTACCAAAATGAAAAACAAGAGTTTCTTGACACAATCACACGGGCGAAAAGCAGAGTGGAAGAGTATGCAGAGGGCAGATTGTACGACAAAGAGGGAAGTTCTGGGGCACAATTTAACCTAAGAAACAACTTTAAGCACTGGGATGCAGACAAGAAGCAGGAAGAGAACAAAACAGAGGGAATTACAATAGTAAATAATATTCCTAGAGAGTAAGGAGCGGTTGCATGGTTAATTTGACGGATGTGATCGCCCCATCTTTTTATGCTGTACATTGGGATATACAAGACGGAAAACATACATATTACGACTTATATGGCGGTCGTGGCTCGACTAAATCGTCTTTTGTTAGTGTAGAGATTGTATTGGGTATTATGCAGGGTGCAACAACAGGAGAATACAGCAATGCGGCAGTGTTTCGAAAGGTTGGTAATACCCTAAGGGACAGTGTGTATGAACAGATAGAATGGGCTATAGATGCCTTAGGTGTTAGCGATCTGTGGGAATCTTCTAAGAGTCCGCTACAACATATATATAAGCCGACTGGGCAGAAGATAATCTATAGAGGACTGGACAAGGCAAAGAAAACGAAGTCTATCAAGGTCGCAAAGGGTTATATTAAATATCTGTGGTTTGAGGAACTAGATGAGTTTGCAGGCATTGAAGAGATCAGAACTGTACAACAATCTGTATTGCGTGGTGGTTCTAAGTTCGTAGTGTTTAAGACGTTCAACCCACCAATCTCTGTTAATAACTGGGCAAATAAGTATGTAGCAGAAGCAAGAGAGGATAGCTTTAGACATAAGAGTGACTACACAACAGTTCCTGTGGAATGGCTAGGGAAGCAGTTCATAACCGATGCAGAATATCTGAAAGAGACAAACGAACGAGCATACAAGCATGAGTATCTTGGAATCCCTGTAGGACTTGGAACAAACATCTTTGAGCTTCTAGAAATACGCACAATCACAGACGAAGAAATCGCAAGGCAGGAAAGAATTTATCAAGGGCAGGACTGGGGATACTATCCAGACCCGAAAGCTTTTGTCAGATGTGCATATATGCCTGCATCACAAAAAATCTTGTGCATAGACGAACTTGGTGGGCAGAAGATACGAAACACGGCAATGTCACAGTTGATTATTAATAAGGGATATAACGACTATACTATATCCTGCGGTGCTGACGAGATAGAAAGCATCTTAGACTTTAGAGACGCAGGACTTGTAGCAAACAAAACGAACGTATATCCGGGTAGTCGTAAATACTCTTATGAATGGTTGCAGTGCAGGACATTAGTCATAGACCCTGCGAGAACTCCACGGCTGTATGAAGAGGTAATAAGCTACGAGCATGAGGTAGATGAAAACGGAGAAATCAAGGCAGATTATCCAGACGGCAACGATCATTTTATTGATGCATTAAGGTATGCGACAAGTCCAATGAGTATGAGACGTGGCGAGAGTGCATAAAGGAGACAAAAACAATGATGATAAATCTAAAAGATGTAACTTGTATACAAATTGGAAATGTAATGTTAGGCATCAAGGATATAGAAAAAATATCTATCCATGATGGTGGGGTTTGGCTTACGATTAATAGCAATTTGATACAAGGAGATATAGAAACAAAAATCGGAAACGTTAAACTGATAGCGGTGGAATAAATGGGTATATTTAGCAGAATGAAAGAGATATTAAGTAACCTTTTTAGACAAAAGGCAAGAGATGAATTTAAAATAGACACTGTGACCAGTCCAGAGATGCAGAGAGCTATAGAAAAGTGTGCATACATCTATAAGGGCAGTCCGTACTGGTTAGACAAGGACGAACATATAAAGACTATCAACTTTGCAAAAGCGGTGTGCTCGGAGACAGCACGCCTTGCTACACTTGCTATAGGCATAGAGATAACAGGCAGTGCAAGAGCGGACTGGTTGCAGGAGCAGATTGACAAAGAACTGGAGCAGGTACGGCATCATACAGAGTTTGGGTGTGCATACGGTACAGTTGTGTTAAAGCCTAACGGTGCAAGCGTGGACTTGATTACACCAGAGAACTTTATTGTTACAGACGAAAGCAACGGAGAGATTCAAGGCATTGTGTTTGTGCATAGAGAAATTTCTAGTGACGGAAGGACGTATTACACGAAGCTAGAGTATCATAGGTACATCGAGGACGTGTATCAGATTACAAATAGGTGCTATGCTTCTAAGGATGCCAACGACACAGGGAAACCGATTGACATAGACGAGACACCTTGGAGGGGAGAACTGGAAAATGTAGGACTTACAAACCTAAACGGACAACGTCTGTATGCAGTCTTAAGGACACCGCAGGCGAACAACGTTGATCTACATTGCAGTTTAGGACTGCCGATTTTCTACGATGCGATAGAAGAACTTAAAGACTTAGATGTTGCATACAGCAGAAATACAACAGAGATATTCGATAGCCGAAGAATGTTGTTACTAGACTCCGACAAGCTGTTAGAGACTGGTACAAGGGTAAATAATACACAGGATGGATTTGAGAGAAGCAAGAAGCGGTTAAGACTGCCAGAGTACGTCAAGAATGTAAATAGCTCAGACATTAAAGGATTCTATCAAGAGGTAAATCCATCATTAAATACAGATACACGACTGACAGGAATCAATGCCCTGCTGTCACAGATCGGCTATAAATGCGGATTCTCTAACGGATACTTTGTGTTTAACGAAACGACAGGCATCCAGACAGCGACAGGAGTTGAAGCAGAGCAACAGAGGACGATACAATTTGTTAAGGACGTAAGAGACAAATTACAAGCCTGCATGGATGATCTGATTGCAGCACTTAATATATTCGCTGATCTGTACCAATTAGCACCAAGAGGACCGTATGAAACCGTGTATGACTTTGGAGACATTACATACAACGAAGATGAAGATAGAGCGAGATGGTACAGCTATGTTACTTCCAACAAGATTCCATTCTGGTACTATCTAGTTAAATTTGAGGGATTCAGTGAAGAAGAAGCAAAAGCACTTGAAGAAGAAGCACAACCGAAAGAGCCAGACTTATTCGGTGCAAGCGGAGAGGAGTGAAAGCATGGGAAAGAACAGGATTGAAAAATACCTTGAATACCTTAATGGCGAAGATGTAAAACTGCCAGAACCATTTACAAAACAAGAAAAGCTGTTGTACAACATCTGCAAAAAAGGAGTTACAGGCAGTACAGAAACAGACAAAACATTAACGCAAGAGGGCAAGCCTGCGGATGCGGCAGTAGTTGGGAAGATGCTAGATGCGGCACTAATGGTAAAAGACCCCGAAGAATAGGCGGTGGATTATGCTAACGCCAGATTACTTATGGTATGTGCCAGAGAAAGCAGAGAAGCAAGCGGAAGAATTGCATAACAAAATTGTATCTGTAATAATCGAACGAATGATGATAAGGCTAGGACGTGGGGAAGATTACCTTTTTACTCCTATTGACAAGTGGCAGATGGATGTATTGCAGGATGCAGGGTATATATTGCAAGCGGTGCAGGCAGAGATAGCACAAACGACAAAGATAAGTATTGCAGAGATCGCACGCACTATGAAAGAAGCAGGAATCAAGGCTCTTGAATGGGATGATACAATCTACAAGAAAGCAGGTCTTGAACCAACACCACTCGGGGAAAGTCCTTATCTACAGAGACTGTTGCAAAGGAATTATGAAAAGACTAAGGGAGAGATGTATAACTTTACTGGCACGATGCCGAACGCCTGTCATGATAATTACATTAAGGCAGTGGATAAAGCATATACACAGACTGCAAGCGGTACGACAGGGTACACACAAGCGGTTAAAGAAGCTGTAAACGACATAATAAACAGCGGTGCAGACGTAACCTACCCTAGCGGACACAGAGACAGCATAGAAACAGCAACTACAAGAGCGGTTCGCACTGGTGTAAGTCAGATGGCAGGAGAGATCACGGATGCACGTATGGACGAGATGAACTGGGATATAATTCTCACGTCTGCACATTTAGGAGCAAGAATTGGAGACGGTGGAGACAACTTAACCAATCATTACTGGTGGCAAGGCAAGTTTTACAGCAAAAGCGGTAATGACCAAAGATTTCCGCCTTTTTCGGTCTGCGGTATGGGAAACGTGCAGGGAATCCATGGGGCAAACTGCCGACACTCCCACGGTCCGGGGGATGGAATAAACAATCCGTTCGAGGATTACGACAGCGAAGAGAATCGCAAAGAATACGAGAAACGGAAACGACAGAGAGAACTTGAAAGACGTATCAGAAAGACGAAACGACAGTTAATCGGCATGAAAACGGCTGTGGATAATGCAAAGGACGAAGCCTTAAAGCACGATCTTGACATGGAGTATCAGAAAAAGGCGGCACTATTGCAGAAGCAGAACAAAGCCTACAATGATTACTGCGAAGAGAACAATCTTAAGAAGCAGAGTGAACGACTAAACACAGCAGATTGGAACAGGAGTCAAGCATCCTCAGCACGAGGTGCAGCGACACGATACAACAATGCACGAGGTAAATAATGGATACTATAAACAAAATTATGGTAGCCTGTGGGTGGATTATAACAATTGGTAGTGCGATAGGAGTCTTATATACTGCCTATAAGCATTACAAGAAGCCTACGGACAATTTGAAACATCGAATAGATCATATAGAGACAGATATTAAAGAAATTAAACAAAAGCTAAATAGTGACTACAGTGCTATTAATAATCAACGTGATGATATGAACCTAGTCATGAAAAGCATGTTTAATTTGATTGAGAACAAGATCACAGGAAACAACATCGAGGGTCTAAAAAAAACCAGAGACGATCTGATAAATGCGTTGACAACACACGACAAACAGTGAGGTGTTTGCTTTTGAAAGTATATGATTTTACCGTACCCGAACTAAATATGTTCCGTACGTATTGCAACTTCACAGATGTTGAAAGAACATTGTTCGAGTATCGGGCAAAGAATATACCACTAGATAAATGTGCAGAGCTGATGAACGTAAGCCTGTCTACAGCAAAGAGAATCAGCAGGAGAGTTAATAACAAGATTATTAGAGTATGTTAGGAGAAGAAAATGGGAAGTAGAGAATTTTTAGCAGTATGCAAAGCCAAGATTGCAGATTATGTGAATGATCATATTGATAAGACAGATCAGAAACATCTTACGATCAACGATATATACGTTGTCTGGTATGCTAAGACATTACAGAATCATAAAGCACTGTTAAGCACGACATTATCCGATGGAATGTATTATGAAATGACATTTAACGGAGATAAGAGGGAGCTATACATGGATGCTTATAAGAAGTGGGAAAATGTCAAATTTGATATGTAATGGACAATGAAAAAAAGAGGGGATTGAAAAGGTAAAAATCCATGATACAATATAAATGTAACAAGTAATAAGTTGTTGAATAAATTATTATAAGATTTCATTTTTAGTTTTAAATGAGAGTGGTTTGTTTCGGAGATACTTTTTCATGTTATAATACTTTAATCCTTTCTTTATTGTTTTGTTATGTATATAGTACGGTGGATTCCTCACGGAGTCCGTGGAAGTATAACTCAATTGGTCAGAGTAGTCGGCTCATAACCGACCTGTCACAGGTTCGAGTCCTGTTGCTTCCATTTGCTCACTGTTGTGAGCATGAGAAATCATTTTTGAATTTCCTCAATTTTTTGGTTTAAATTTCATTTTTCAACACGACACCTTTTTTCATCAATTGGTGTTCCTCAATCTTATCCTTATTGTTCAAGCACCATGACCCCTATCATGGTGCTAATTTTTTAATTTAATATGATACTTTTATGAGACTTTAACGACCTGTTAGAGTCTCTTTTTTAATGCGATAATTTACACATAAAAGGGAGGTGGAAGAGTGAACGGATATAACTATAATCCTTATGCACCAATGTATCAGCAGGATACAATGCAGTTGCAGGATAGGCTAAATCAGTTACAGCAAATGCAACAGCAGTACAATAAACCAATGCCAGAGACACAAGTTCCAACACAGAATGTTAATTGGATACAAGTTGCAGGCATAGAGGGAGCAAAGAACCAGATCGTACAGCCAGGGGCTACAGCATGGATGATGGATAACAACGCACCTTTCTTTTATGTAAAGAGTGTAGATGGAATGGGCAGTGCAACTTTTAAGGTATTTAGATTCGAGGAGATACCGCCAGAAGCCACGCAGAACGCCCAAAAACAAAATGTAAACTATGATAATAGATATGTTACAAGAACAGAGTTTGAAGAGCTTCTAGCAAAACTAGGAGAGCAACCAGAGAAAGGAGAGTTAAGCAATGAGTAATCCTTTAATGAACATGATAGGCGGTATGATGGGAAACAACAATCCTATGCAGATGGTACAGCAGGTAATGGGCATGGTAATAGGGTCTAACAATCCGCAGTCTATGGTTGAGAGCATGGCACAGACAAACCCTGCGATCAAGCAGGCAATGGAAATGTGCAAGGGAAAGAACCCACAAGAAGTGTTTAATAGCCTATGCCAACAGCAGGGCATGAATCCACAGGATATTGTGGACAAAGTAAACAAATAGATATTAAGCGGTGCACAGCTTGGTAAATAAATTTATGGAGGACAACAACAATGAATGAAGCAATGGGACTCACTGCGGCAGATGTAGCGGCAGTGACAAGAAATGACGGATATGATAACGGCTTCGGCAACGGTGGTTGGTGGATTTGGATTATCTTAATTGCTTTCCTTTTCTGTGGTAACGGATGGGGAAGAAATAACGATACCGCAACGACCGCAGGCGAAAATGCTTTCTTATCCGATGAGTTTGTTAAGAGAGATATTTTCAATACAAACCAGAACGTATCTAATACAGCTTGTCAGACACAGAGAGACGTATTAGAAAGCAGATACACAACACAGTTAGGATTACAGCAGATGCAGGCACAACAGCAGGCTTGTTGCTGTGAAACACAGAAAGAAGTGTTACAGAACCGCTATGATGCGGCTTTAATGGCCCAGAATATGCAGGCACAGATGGCACAGTGTTGCTGTGATATTAAGGAAACAATCCTCGCAGACGGACAGGCTACACGCCAGTTGATGCAGGACAACACAATCCAGAATCTTAGAGATAAACTTGCGGACAGAGATAGAGACTTACAGTTATCTAACTTCCAGATTTCGCAGGTATCACAGACTAAGAACATTGTGGATGCTGTTAGACCATTCCCAACACCTGCATACATTACAGCAAGTCCTTATGTATCCTATAATGGGTATGCATACGGTGGTTGCAACTGCGGAAGTGTAAATGTGTAAATAAATCAAGCTTGTTGGAAGAATCCATATCTACTAAGTAGACTAGCAATATATTGACGATAGGGTGTCGGGTTCGGCATCCTATTTTTGTTTAGGAGGGAAAACTATGTTAAATGCGGTAAATGTAGCACAGCAGGATGTAAACAGTGGTGCAAACGTACTATTTGCGAATACACGATATAGTAGCAGACGTTGTACTTGTAATTATGGGTGGCTGAATCATGTAGAGGGGTCTGGTCTGTTTACGTTGACGAATAGATCAAACTGCCCTATGACTGTAGAGGTAGAATTTAACGGTAATGTATCCGCTAACGCAACAGGAGCAACGGCACTTGCAGTAGAACTTAACGGAGAAGCTATTGGTGGAACAGAAATGGACTATACAGTAGTTACAGCGAACACATTTCAGAACGTGGGAGCAACAACGGTTGTAACTGTACCATCTTGCGGTAGCTTAATCGTAAGCATCGGAAATGTAGGAACAACAGCGGCAATAGTAAAAGATGCGAATATTATTATAAAGCGTATCTCTTAAGGAGGTGCGATCATGATTGAATTTACAAACAATCTTGAAGTAACAAAAACAGAAGATATCTTTGACGAGATCAACAAAAGATATGTAGCGGCTATTATGATACACGGTCAAATGGCAGACTATTTCAACTTCTTAGGTTTAAAAGGCTACAAAAGATTACATGAATACCAGTTTCTTACAGAAAGCTTGGAGAGACGTGAAATATGCAGGTATTTTGTAGATCATCACGGCAAGCTTTTAAAAGATTCTTTTAGCGGTACTATAAAAGTGATTCCCGACTCTTGGTATACAGCCAGTAGACTAAGTATCGGAAAATCTACAAAGCAGAAAGCTGTAGAGGATGGCTTTATAGAGTATCACAACTGGGAGAAAGAGACAAAAGAAGCCTATGAGAAGTACGCACAGCAACTTAGAACAAACGGAAACGTATCGGATGCACTATTTGTAGAATGTCTGGTAAAAGACGTATCTAAAGAGCTAGAAACGGTTGAAAAGATGGTTACTGATCTAATCTCTGTAGGATACGACATGGTGTATATTACAGAGACACAGGACTGCATACATGAGAAATACAAAAAGAAGCTTAAGGGGGTCAAATTATGAGTGAAATCAAACATGTTCTGGAAGAACAGCTAGAAAGAGAAAAAAACTCAGCATTAAAACAGCTCACAACATCTAATCTTGATGCAATGTATAAGATTACAACAACATTATGCAATCTGGAAAAGATGGAGCATGGAGACATAGCGGAAACCGTCATGGATGCAGGAGAGAATCTTATTAAGAAGTACAGCAATGGCAAGTATGATAAAAATATAGATGCATTGTATGACAACTACTTAAGTGCTAAAATGGCATACAAAGAAAACGGAGATCAAGGACACCGTGATAAGCTTATGGAATCGGTCGGTAGATTGATGGTGGAAGTGTATGATATGCTTTCTTCTATGGTTATTGATTCTGACTTTATGGACGAGAGAAAAGAGATACAGCGACAGATAAAGAAACTTGCGGAAATGTAAAAAAAGAGGGTATTGAAACGGCATATTTTAGGGTTTACAATAAATATGTAGGAATTATGCAGATTTGCTACAGCCTCCTTGTAAGTACAGAGTTTTTTAAGCGTTTTTGGTTACATGACGACAGGAAAAGAGTTCGAGGCTCGAGTGGGGTTCAAGTCCCCACATTTCTTTTACCTTGACTTAGGTATATAAGTCTTAATCCATTACCGCAGACATAGCGGTATACAAACAATGTAGGAGGATATACAATGCAGAATTACGAACAGATTTTAGCAGAATTAGGAATCGAAATCCCAGAAGAGAAAAAGGCAGAGCTTAAAAAAAGACATGCCGAAAATTATAAGACTGTAGCTGATTATAATAAACAGGTAGAGAAAAAAGATGAATACAAAACATCTTTAGACGATGTACAGACCAGATTAGCAGAATTAGAGAAAGAAGATGTTGATGGTCTTAAGACTAAGATTACAACATTAACACAGGAGCTTGCAGACGAAAAAGAAGCAAGAGCAAAAGAAGCTAAGCAGACAGAGTTAAGAGACAAGGTAAAAGATTTCTTATCTGATAAAAAATTTGTAAATGCAATCACAGAAGACTCTATCCGCTCCCAGATGATTCAAAAATTAGAAGAAGAGAATGGGAAAAATGCAGAAGATGTATTCAAGGAACTTACTACTAAAGATGGAAAACCAATTGAGAACATCTTGGTTGACGAAAAGAAAGCACCAAGTACTAATATCCCAAGCTTTACGACTAAGTTCAACAGCGGAGAGCAGAAAAAGGGAACACAGAAGTTAAGGGAAATGTCTTTAGACGACAGAATGAAGCTTAAGGCAGAGGACCCAGACTACTATGCAACCTTATTAAACGACAGATAGATAATACCGACTCACAATATGGAAGTGAGCCGCTAACCTAAAAATCCCTTAATAGTTGTAGGTAGATGAGACAAAGAAAAGTCCTTATCTATTCTTATTTTGGGTAGAAAGGACTTTTTTTATTATGGCAATGACAGGATTATTTGGCGGTTTTTATTTTGACCCAGAAGAATTTTCTCGTTATATGACAGAAAACCCAACATGGAATGATAGAATCCTTGCATCTGGTGTGTTAGTGCAGGACAACACAATCATGGATTTAATTGGAGAAAAAGGTAATGTTGCAACACTTCCTTTTTACAAACCGATTGATGAGCAGGATTCACAGGCACTTAACAATGATGGTTTAACAGATAATACACCAACAGAAATTACTGGAAGTAAACAGACTTGTATGCTGATTCAGAGAATGAAAGCATGGCAGTCACAGGATTTTACAAAAGAATTAACTGGTGCTGACCCTATGACACATGTCGCAAATAGCGTGGCAGGGTTCTACAAGCAAACTAGGACAAGAGATTTAATGTCTACAGTAGAAGGTGTATTAAGTTTGTCCGGCATGGAAAACCATATCACGGATTTATCAGCATCTGGAGACAGTGCAACTGATGCAAATAAAATTGATGATACAACATTGATTTTTGCACAGCAGAAAGCATTAGGGGATTCTGACGACAAATTAGGATTACTTGTAATGCATTCATATATCTATGCAAAATATAAAGCAATGGGACTTGTTGACTACAACAAATACACTATCGCTAACGCTGTAGAAAAAGAAGTGACATTACCTAAAATCGGTGGATTTATTCCAATTGTAACTGACAGATTTACAGTTGATACAACCAAGCCTGCCCTACCTGTTTACAAAACATTTATGATTGGTTCTGGTTCGATTTTAACTTGCGATAAGACAAATTACGAAAACCCTTATTATACAGACTATGACCCAGAGAAAAAAGCAGGTATTCAGAAGCTGTATACAAAACAGGGTTATGTTTTACATCCTAACGGATTTAGTATCAAGGCTGATAAGATTGCTAAAGAATCTCCTACAGTTGCGGAGTTAGGAACTAAAACTAATTGGTCTTTAGCATTTAATGAAAAAAACATCCGTATGGGTATGATTAAATCCAACGGATAAAAGGAGTGTGATTTCATGGCATACATTGACTATGAATATTACAAAAGCCTTTTTGGAGAGAAAGCAATCCCAGAAGCAGACTTTAATCGTCTGGTCTGGGATTCTTGCAAGAAGATAGATAATGCCACGACTGGTGTTGACAATGTGAAGAAACTTAAGATTGCTTTTCCAACAGATGAAGATGATGCAGAAGCAGTTAAAAGATGTGTTTGTGAGCTTCTGACGATCGCTTATAAGATTGAACAAGCAGAAGCAAGGGTTGAAACATCACAGGGTTATATCACATTAGAAGATGGGACAGTGATGAGTAAGCAGGTAGCATCTAAGAGTGCAGGAAACGAGAGTATAAGCTATGTGACTTCCAGTAACGCAGGTACGGCTACATTGATAGATAAGTGTCTAGCGGATAAGGAAGCACAGAAGCAACTATACGATGATAAGATAAGAGATTATCTGTCTGGCATCACTGATGCTAACGGAGTTAACTTGCTGTACATGGGAATATATCCAAGATAAAAAAACGGAGGGATACGATGTATAACGATACAATCACACTTTTTAATAGGTATGAAAGTAAATTAGGAGATACATGGTATCCCTCTATTTTGCATAATACAAACCTAAACATGGATAAAGCAAGCATCGTTGCAAAGTACGGTTCTGATTCACAAGATAATGCTGTATTAAACGTGCAGTATAGCCTAAAAAGCGGTCAAAAGATGGTAGGAAGTAAATTATGGCTACCTCCTAAAGAATGGCGTAAACAGACAAATGATAAGCTGTCAGAAACACTTACATTTAGTTCTAAGGCAAACGGTTTTGATTTCTTTATCGTTGGCGAATGGGAGAATGAAGAACCGATTGCAGAGGATGATTATATTGACGGATTCTACGAAGAGATGAAACTTAAGTATGATTATGTCTTTGCGATCACTGGCAGTGCTTTTTATGATATTATTCCGCATTTTGAAGTTATGGCGAAGTAGGTGGTTACATGGCTAAAAAGAAATTAGGAAATGTCAATATAAATACATCTAACATGATTGCAAATATCAACCTTGAAAGATTTGACGACCAGATACAGCATGCTCAGTTTTGGCTAGATAGTCAAATTATGACCGATATGGTCCCTTATATGCCACACGAAACAGGCACGTTTATAAATGTGACAAGGGCAAAAAGTGCTTCACTTGCAGGTACAGGAATGGTATGTGCAGGTACTGGACCGATGGGACGTTTCTTATACTACGGTAAAGGCATGGTTGATGAACTAACAGGTTCTCCATGGGCAAGAAAAGGGGCAAGAAAGGTTCTTGTTTCTGAATTTGCAGGACAAACCAACGCAAAAGAAGACCTGTCCTATTCCAACCCTAAAGCTACTCCAAAATGGTTTGAAACAGCAAAGAAGAATCACGGTAAAGCATGGGTTACTCATGTTAAGAAGCAGGCAGGAGGAAGTTGATGGCAGAAGAAAAGAAACTAGTCAAGTACGACATTGATGGTTTTGACGTGATCACAACAGCATTGCAAGAACTGGTAAATCAATTCCCAGAATTAAGAGATGGAGACGAAATTGCATTTTCTACATTAGATGATGCAAGCGGAAAAGCAATGTTCCCAGTAAGCGGTGCAGTGATTGAATCAGAAAAAGAGAGTATCACAGGACACGTCACACAGGTTTGTCTGTATCCATTTTGTGTGATCTACCGTATAAGCGGTGCTAATGCAAAACGTAAGGCAGACACGAAAGAGTGGTTGGATAACCTTGGTAAATGGTTGGAAAAGCAAACAATCACAATTAAAAACAACACATATAAACTAGAAGAATATCCAGTGCTGACAGGCAATCGAAAGTTTTTGACGATTGACAGACAAACACCTGCATATTTGGACAGTATAAACGAAAACAAGTCTGAAAATTGGGCTATCAATATTTCTGCCCGATATCAAAACGACTTTGATAGATAAATAAATTAACTATTAACTGGTCTACGACAGGATGTAGATCACTGACCTTGAAAAGATAAAGGAGAATCATAATGGCAGTTACAACAGGTAAAATTGACCGTAAGTATATGGCTCATTTCTTAGATGCAGGCTCTTTGTGCGGTGGTAAAACACCATCCTATGAACGTCTTGGAAAAGACTTAGAAGAGTACAATGTCGAACTTAATCCCGATACAGAAACAAGTAAAAATATTATCGGAGAATCTACATTCAAACACAACGGATATGAGGTTTCCTCAGAAGCCGACCCTTATTATGCAGAAGCTGACAGCACATTAAGCCAGAAGTTGCAGGAGATCATTGATAATCGTTACAAAGACGATAATCTGAAAACTACCGCAGTAGAAGTACACCTATGGAAAGAAGCATCAAGCGGAGCTTATGAAGCATACGCAGAAGATTGTTATATTGTTCCAACATCCTACGGTGGAGACACAAGTGGTTATCAGATTCCTTTCACAGTTAACTACGCAGGAAACCGCAGAAAAGGTACTTACAACGTAACATCTGGAACATTTTCAGAAAGTGCTACACAGGACTTAAAAGACAACAGCAAAGCAGTTTTATCATAACAAGGAGTGCAGGATATGGAAGAACTTAGACGAAAAGTAAAAACTGGGGCATTAAATGTAATTTTAACGAATGAAGATGATGAGGAAATCGGAAGATTCCCATTCAACCCAGTTGATTTAAATATCGTAAGAAGATACGAAGAAGTTGTTGCTAATTTGGAAAAGATGGAACTTCCAGAGGATGCTACAGAGCAGGATATCTTAGAACTGTCTGACAAATTAGAGGGGCAGATTGATTACTTGCTTAACTCTAAAGCTTCTAAGTCTGTATTTGCTATTTGCAATCCACTAACTCTTACAGAAAGCGGAGATTTCTTCATCGAGAACATCATCGTGGAGATCGCAGATATTATTGAGCAGGTAACAGACCAGAGAATTAAGAAGAAACAGGCGAAAATTAAAAGGGCAACGTCTAAATATCACAAATAATGGAAGTTTGGGAACTTCCTACATCCATAGTAGTTGGTGGCATAGATTATGAAATACGCACAGATTTTCGTGCAGTTCTGGACATTTTAAAAACATTTAATGACCCAGACTTTGAGAACGATGAAAAGTGGATTGTTTGCCTTACCATTTTATACGTTGATTTTGGAAATATGCCACCACAAGACTATGAAGAAGCTATTGAAAAAGCCATCGAATTTATTGACATGGGTATTAAAGATGATGGGAAGAAACAACCTCATGTGATGGATTGGGAACATGATGCACCAGTTATCATTCCATCTGTTAACCGTGTACTTGGAAAAGAAATACGAGCTATGCAGTATTTACATTGGTGGACTTTTTTAGGAGCTTACATGGAAATTGGAGAATCTCTTTTCTCACAGATTCTTAGTGTTCGCATGAAGAAAGCTAAAAGAAAGAAACTTGATGACTGGGAACGTGATTTCTACAAAGAGAATAAGAATCTTATTGATTTAGACGTTAAATACACCGAAGAAGAACAAGCAGAAAGAGACAGACTTAATGCACTTCTTAATGGACAGAAGGGGTGTGATTAAATGGCTACACAAAAAGCAGACGGAAGTATATATATCAAAACAGAGATTGACACAACGGATGCTAAAGCAAGCGTAAAAGAGATCACATCCCTTTTAAAACGTCTGTCCCGACAGGTTGACAGCATCGGAAAATCCATTAAGGATGCAATGAAAGGCGGTATCAAAACCCCAGATACAAAGGGATTAGATACCGTAGAAGAGAAAGCAAAGTTTGTGGCAGATCAGATCGAAAAGACCGCACAGGCAGAAAAGAAGCTAGAAAGCATAGATATTAAGTCTAATGCACTAGATACGTTAGATAAAGCAATAGAAAGCACAGGACAAAAGCTTGCAGAGCTAGAAAAAGCACAGATGGATGTATTTAACAGAAATCAAAGTGCTACAGCTTCTCCTGCGTTTCAAGCAATGGAGAGTGCCGCGGCTAAACTAGATCAGCAATATGAACAGTTGATTGCAAAAAAGAAGCAGTTGGAAACATCTACAACAGGAAACACTGGACTTCCTAAGACTGGAAAGCTGACAGGTGGAACAGGTCTGGCAAGTAATGAAAGTGCTAACGCATTAGCTAAACTTAATGCAGAGATCACAGGCACAGAAACAAAGGTAGAACTGTTAAATAACAGCTTGGAGCAGACAGTACAGGCACAACAAAAGATAAGTGACAGCCCTATCAATACTACAGCTTATCAGATTCTTGAACAGACACTACAGCAGGTAGAAGCACAGTTTAATCAAGTGGCACAGACTCAGCAAGAATTGTTTGCAAGAAATCAAAGTGTTACAAGTTCTCCTGCCTTTATGGCATTGGAGAGTGCGGCAGAGAAGTTGGGCAGGCAGTACGATTCACTGATTGCTAAGAAACGTCAGTTAGAAAGCGGTGGTGGAACAGTACAAACACCTGCGATCAAGACAGCCCCTATGACTGGTGCATATTCTGCCACGGCATCTAGTGCAAGTCAAAAAGCTTTAGATGCCTTAAACAAAGAAATAACACAGACAGATGCAAAAGAAAAAGGACTTGTTAACACAAATAGTAGGCTTGGTTCATCATTTAAGAATGTCAGTCAGTCCGCGGACAGTGCTAAGACAAAGACAGGCGGTATTTCATCTATCTTTAGCAGGATGGGTGGAGTCGTATCTGGACTTGGAAAACGTCTTGGTGGACTGGCACAGAACTTCACAAGCACTACAAACAGTGCTAATAATGCAAGATTTTCTATTGGTCGAATGGTCGGTATGAGTATATTATATTCTACCGTTTTTGGAATGATTTCTAAAGTTAACAGTGGAATCATGACAGGCATCAATAACCTTGCACAGTATTCGTCAGCTACTAATGCTTCGATATCTTCCATGATGTCAGCATTGACTCAGTTACAAAACAGTTTGGCAACAGCATTTGCACCGATTTTGTCCGTAGTTGCACCTATATTAACGGCATTCATGAATATGTTATCGAAAGCGATCACGTATGTAGGAATGTTTATAGCTGCACTGACAGGACAGAAATCTTTTACAAGAGCGAAAGCCGTACAAGAAGATTATGCGGCATCATTGAATAAAACATCCAGTGGTGCTAATAAGGCGGCAAAAGCCACAAAGAATAACGCAAAAGCCACGAAAAAAGCAAATAAAGAGATACAGACTTATCTTTCTGGACTTGATGAAGTCCGACAGTACCAGAAAGAGAAAGATAACGATACTCCTAGTTCTTCTACCCCATCCGCAGGCGGTGGAGGTGGTGGCGGTGGTTACACTGGTCCATCCATTGGAGATATGTTTGAGAAAGTTCCTATTGAATCTTCCATTGCAGACATTGCTAAGAAGATTAAGGACCTCATAAAGAAAGAGGATTGGGAGGGACTTGGAGCTTATATTGCTAGCGGTATCAACAAAGGTCTACAAAAGATTTATGATGCGATCAACTGGAATAATGTAGGCCCAAAGATAACTTATTTTGTAAATGCATTTACACGGACGTTCAATAGTCTTGTAGATCACATAGATTGGGATTTGATGGGACGTACTGTAGGTGCAGGTATTAATACAATTGTTAACACTCTTAATCTTCTGATTGAGGGAATTGACTGGAAGAACTTAGGGGCAAAAATTGGTATTGGCATCAATGGAATGTTTAACGAGGTTGATTGGTCCAACGTAGGACGGTTGTTTGCTAACCGTATCAACATTCCGTTTCAGATGCTCGCAGGTGCAGTAAATACCCTTAAATGGGATACAATTGGTAAATCTATTGGACACGGGTTAAATGGCGCGATAGAGCAGATAGACGTTAATTCTATTAGTCTTGGACTTTCTGGTCTGGCAATCGGAATACTTACAACACTGGAAAATGCCTTAGATACTACAAACTGGTCATTGCTAGGCACTAAATTAGCACAGTTATTGACTGGAATTGATTGGGTAGGAATCTTAGTAAAAGCAATATCTGTTGCAGGTAAAGCACTTAATGCCTTAACTAGTCTTGGAACGTCATTTATGGATAATTTAGCAAAAGGTATCACAAATGGTACACAGCAGTTTATCAGTAAAGGATTATCAGCACTAACCAATTTTACTGCAAACTTAAGAAGCAATGCAGGAAAATTAGTAGATTCTGGTCTCCATCTTATGTTAAATCTTGCTAAAGGTATAGCTAATGCCATGCCAGATATCATCAAAAATGTTCCACAGATCGTTATTAATATTGCAGGAGTCATTAACGATAATGCCCCTAAGATATTGGTCGCAGGAGTACAGCTTATTGCAATCCTGATAAAAGGTCTTATACAGTCTATACCAACATTGATTGCAAATGTACCAAAGATTGTGCAGGCAATCGTCAGTGTATTTACAGCTTACAACTGGCTGTCCTTAGGAAAAAGCTTGATTACTGGTCTTAAGAACGGTATCATGGGTGCAAAATCTAATGCAGTCAATGCAATAAAAAACGTATATAGTAGCCTTGTAAATGGTATCAAAAATTTGCCTAGCAAATTAAAAGAAATAGGTACTAATGGTGTCAAAAATGTTGGAAGTGGTATCACTGGTAAATTATCAACAGTAAAGACAGCCGCAGGGAAAATTATTACATATGCAGTCAATGGAATTAAGGGATTACCTAGTAGTTTAGCTACTAAAGCAAAAGATGCAGTAGTGAAAATGAAAGATAAGTTTACAAAAGTGGACTGGTTAAGTGTTGGAAAGAACATTGTAAAAGGTATAGCAAAAGGTATTGGAGATTTTGCATGGATTTTGGTTGATAAAATGACAAGTCTTGCAAGCAAAGCGTTTGATTCAGTAACGAGTTTCTTTGGAATCCATTCTCCATCAAGATTAATGCGAGATAAGGTTGGAAAGATGCTACCAGCAGGTATTAGTGTTGGTCTGGAAAGAGCATTCCCGGATACAATAAAAACCTTTATGAATCAGTCTAAAGAGTTGGCAAGTGTACCATTTAAAACACCAGAGATTGCAACTGGTAAGATTATACCTGCGAAAGCATCCGCGGTGATCGCACAGAAACAGAGTGGTACAAACAGCAATAATAATGACGTAATTAACTTACTTGAACAGCTATTAACAGTTATGAAAGATTTAGAATCAGACAATAACGGTAACAATGGTGGAGATTATCACTTTACTGCACAAATCAATCGCAGAACGTTATTTGATGAATTTATTGAAGAAGCGAAACTAAGACAAATGAGTAACGGTAGAAACCCATTCAGCCTTGCGTAGAAAGGAGTAGATATGGCACAAGATTATATAAAAATCAATAATAAAAAAGTCTGGCAACCAGATTCAGACACAGCTGTAGCATTTGAAACTACCTATACGCAAGGTAGCACAAGGGCACAGTCTGGTAAAGGAAAGTTTACCCCGATGTTCACAGTAGAGCGATTTACATACAGTGCATCGGATGTGCCAATGTCTAAGGTTACGGAAATATTAGAAATGGTGGCACGTGGTAAATCTTTTGATTTACATTATTTTTCTGTATTTTACGGAGAGTGGAGAACAGCAAAGTTTTATGTCGGACAGGTATCGGACATTAAGATAAAAACACTTAAAAATAACCATGAAAAAGTATCAAGTATATCTTTCAATATGCAGGGGGTTAACCCGATATGATAAATGTAAGTGATGAATTTAAACAGCTAATGACAGAACGACAAGATTTTAAATGCAATGCAGAAGTAACGCTTGCGAATGGAACTGTACTGCCATTAGGAGAAGATGATTTTTCAATAGATAACAATAGTCTGGTTGATTCTGCGGGGGCAAACTCTATTCCTTTAGGAGTTGCCCTTAGCAGAAACGTACAGTTAGAAATCATGAACGACGATGATCACTTATCTGATTATGATTTTTTTGGAGCAAAAATCAGACTATATCTGACGTTTGAATTATCATCAACGATAGAAAAAATTGAATACGGTATATTTACCGTCACTCAACCAGAAACCTACGGAAGTGTTGTAACGATTGTTGGATACGATGATATGTATAAAGCAGATAAGACATACAGCACATCGTTGACATTCCCTGCGACAGCAAAGAGTGTGTTAATTGATAGTTGTGATACCTGCGGTATCTTGATTGGAAATAGTAACTTTTTACATAATGACTTCCAGATACCAACCATGCCATCTAGTGAGTATACACACCGACAGATTATAGGTTTTATCGCTATGATTGCCTGCGGAAACGCAAGAATTGACCGCACAGGGCATTTGCAGATAATGACCTATGATTTTGACTATGACAGCGGTAATGTTCATACTTTGACAGATTACAACACTCTGACTAATGATACAAACGATGTGCAGGTAACAGGTGTACAAATGACAAAGACTGTCACTAAGACAACAACCGATGAAGATGGTAACGAAAATGAAGAAGATGTGGAAGAATTAGTCAAATACGGTTCAGATGGCTACGTTTTAGAAATAGAGAATCCGTTAGTTGCAGGTCATGAAGAGACATTAGTTTCTTGGATTTATGAAAGATTCAAGGATGTAACGTTTCGTGGATTTACGATGGATTATATTTCTTATCCAATTGCAGAGTTTGGAGACAAGATAAAGATTACAGACTGGCGAGGTAAAAGCTTCTATTCAGTATTAACAGATGTAAACTTTGTATTCTTTGGGTATACAACACTACAAAACAGTGCAGAATCTCCAATGAGAAATCAAAGCAATTACACGTCAAGTGAACAAAAAGCACTGATTCAAGCGAAAGAATTAGTTGAACGTGAAAAGACAAATCGTGAAATTGCAGTTAAAAAGTTAAATGATACATTAAAAAACAGCTCTGGCATGTATTCTACAGCAGAAAAACAACCAGACGGCTCTACTATTTACTATTTACACGATAAACCAACAATCGCAGAATCACAGAATGTTATCAAACTAACAGCCGAAGCAATTGGTTTTTCCACGGATGGCGGTAAAACGTATCCATATGGTTTTGCAATCACAGGCGAAATGATAACAAGATTGCTTTATGCAGAGGGAATTAATGCAGATTATATTAATACTGGTGCATTGACAGTCAAGGATAAATCTGGAAATATTATCTTTTTTGCAGACATAGAAACTGGTACTGTAAGGATTTCTGGAGATAACGTCACAATAGGTGGAAAGACTGCAACAGAAGCAATTAATGACGCAATCAATGAAGCGAAAAAGTCTCGTGCTATGATTATAAATCTTGACAAGGACTATCAAGCAATCACAACAGATTACAAAGGAGAATACACAGCGTTTCCAGAATGTCACACGACAGCACAAGTGTTGTGGGGGCATACAGATATATCTAACGATTGCAGTTATAGTATTCAGAAATCTAGTGGAATTGTAGGCTCTTGGGATAATACAACTCATACTTACACTGTAACAGCATTGATTGCAGATACAGGGTGGATTGATATTACAGCAAATTACCTTGATACATATACAGTTACAAAGCGTTTTGATGTTGCAAAGGTTAAAAGTGGTGCACCAGGTGCACAAGGAGACGGTACTTACCTACACATTAAGTATAGCAACGATGGTGGTAAGACGTTTACGGATGCAACAGTAGGCTCATGGATAGGAACTTGCGTAGATAGCAACGTAGAAGCACCCCTCGATGTTAATGCGTATACTTGGGCGAAAATCGAGGGAAAAGCAGGTCGTACATACTTTATGGAAACATCATCTAGTATTGTAAAAATGTCAGCGGACAGTACAATAGTTCCAAACTTCATTACATTGTCTGGTTATTATCGTGACGGAACAGAAACAGCACGTACAGCTTATAAGTGCCGATTTAAGATTGAAGAGACAGCAGACAATGAGACGTACAACACTGTATACACATCGACAGAAGATGAAACTGATATTACTCATGCATTGTACTCTGCATTAGCAACAGGCTCAAATGGAATTAGTGCTGATGAAACTAACGGAATCGCAATTTCACGAAATCTTACAGCACTTAGATGTACGATGTATGCAGCAGGTGGATTCACACAGATTCTTGACATTGAGACAATCCCAGTTGCAATAGACGTTGATGCACTGACACACGAAGATATATTTAATCTGTTGACGAATAATGGAGCGTGGCAAGGTATTTATCGTGGGTCTGATGGAAAGCTGTATATAAATTTTTCTTATGGAAGAGGTGGAACATTAAATCTTGGTGGAAAAGCTGATACATATGGAGACGGGGAATTACACGTTTATAATTATTTCGACAAAGAAGTTGTGACGATAGACAATAAAGGGATTATAGTACTGAATTATTCACTTGGAATTTCGGCTGATGAAAAGCCAATATCATATGTGTGTATAACACCAGACATGTTCGGTGGTATATATATATCTGAAAACAAGGATGGAACTGGTGCATGTGCGATTTTGTCCCAAGATGAGATTATATTAAAAAATAACAGCAGTGGACCACTTACAGTACAAACAGACATAACAATGCATATGACGGATGAATCACTTTATCTTGGGTCGATAAGTGAATATAAATTTCATTTTGGAAAAGAAAGATCAAGTTTTTATCAGCCAGTTACTATTGGCGGAAGTTTGTCTGTTACCGGAGAAAAAAACAGAATTATAGACACAGAAAATTACGATACAAGAAAGCAGTATTGCTACGAGACAGCAACTCCATATTTTGGAGACATCGGAACAGCACAAACTGATGAAACAGGAAAATGTTACATAGACATTGACGATATATTTGCAGAAACAGTAAACACAGGTGTTGAGTACCAAGTATTCTTGCAGAAAGAGGGACAAGGCGACATATGGGTAGAAGAAAAGACCGACAGTTACTTTATCGTAAAAGGTACTGAAAATCTTAAGTTTTCATGGGAAATCAAAGCAATTCAGAGAGATTATGAGTTTGAACGACTTGAAAAATTCGACAACTCAGAGAAAGAAGAAGTAATTGACTACGAGAAAGAATACATGGAAGAAATCAACGATTTAATTAAAGAGCAGGAGGAAATATTAAATGAAACAATTGAGTAGCTTTATGGTATTAAACATTGACGGTGGAGACAGAGTAACATACACATACAACAAGATTGACGATAGCACAGGCGAACCAATCAGCAGAAATAATAAGGGTAATTTTTATATAGTGGACGATGAACTCAAAGAGCATGTCAAAGCTATTAGAGACTTTATCAAGGATAACAAACTGAACGATTAAGGAGTAATATTATGGCAATTAATATACCTTTAGTACATATCTCAGATTTAACAGAGAAAAAGACTATCTCAGATTCAGACTACATGCTTACTGGTGGGAGCACCACCAGTAAGGTTAAGTGGTCAACAATTGTGTCACTGATTAAAACTAAATTAGGAATAAGTAAAATACAGTCAGATATTTCTACGTTAAATAGTGATTTTTCCAGTTTACAGTACAAAGATTATGGAATTGATGGATTTGCCATTAAAATAAATAGTCAACTAGCAATGATTTATATGTGGTATGGCAAAAGTTTGACAGGCGGGAATACATCTCAAACTTTATTAACATTGCCCAATAATATTACATTTAACAGGGAAGTTTTTACACCGTGTGAAATTCTTAATAGTTCTTGGTCCCCATGTGGAAATACTGGATACATAACTATTAATAACAATAAAGTGTACGTACGTTGTAAAGAAACAACATCTTACGGTGTCGTAATAGCAAATGTGATTGTTCCTGCATCATATGTCAATATTCCATAGTTCTATTATTTAGCGAGAAAAGATAATATGCAGTTTTATATCCAACCAGATATGGCATAACTGTATTCAAAACAAGGATATACAATCATCAAAATAGAAGAAGTAGTGTTGAATGATACACAAATATCTGAGATTTCAACACAGGAAGCAGGAATGATGATAGATAAAGAACCTACTGAAAAAGAAATTGAGTTTAAAGACAAGAAAGCACTGAAAGAATTTTTGGAAAAATCTGGTGTAGAAGTAAAAGATGTAGAAAAGAGGTAGAAAAGAATGGCAAAGATAAATGATTTACCGCTATTGTCTAATCCGACAGAAGATATGTATTGTCTGGTTGGAAAAGAGGATTTACAAAAAGTACCGTGGTCTGCGATTATGGGGCAGATTGGAGCACCTTATATTGCAACTACTGTCGCAGGTATGACAGACAAAACAAGAGTCTATGTCTATCAAGGTAGTGAGTCTGGTTACACAAGTGGCAATTGGTATTATTGGAATGGGTCCGCTTGGACTTCTGGTGGCACTTATAATTCGGCTGCGGTAAACACAGATAAAACACTTACACAATCAGATAAGCCTGCGGATTCGGCTATAGTTGGAAAGGAAATTGGTTCACTAAAGGAATCTTTAGGTGATATAGAATCAAAATTTGAGATTGAAACCGAAGCTTTTGTTAATAAATGCTCAATCATTAGAAATAATACACCTAACAATTTCATCGGAAATCAAATAACGGGCGTAAAACAATATTTTGATTTTGGTAAAAATGCAACACTAACAAAAATAAAGATGAATATTAAAGCATCTAATGACGACATTGTTGTTTTAGAAATCGCTACTCTTGATGGCAATATTATAGCAACAGCAGAAAAGGCGGTTACGACAGAATATACAGATGTTGCGTTTGATTTAGAGAATATTGTTATTAAAGAGCCCGTGTCAATATTTGCATATACAAAAGGAAACAATTTATTGTCATATGCCACTTATGGAACACCATATGAAAATCCATCATTTTCGTATATTTTTCCTGATGGTACAAGGAAAATTGCATATAAGTTTGGCACATCAGAAGCAAGCCCAACAACATTAGATAATAAGAATTGCTTAGTTTTATTCTTTGATTATACATCTAAAAGCCTAAAGAATATCCTTGATTCCATTTCACAAAATGGTGTACATACAATTTTTGTTTCAACAAGTGGTTCAGACGAAACGGGCGACGGGACAGAAGAAAATCCATTTGCAACAATATATCATGCTAATGAAGTTATTACCGATAATTCAGAAACTAACAGATATAGAATAATTGTAAAACAAGGAACGTATACAGATTTACAGGAAAAATATTCTGGTGTAGATGGGAATGGCTACCAAGGAGTAGTATGTAAGCCTTATGTTACCTATCGGAGCGAAAATATTTTAAAACCTGATTTGTGTGTCCTTAAGTGGGATGGAGCTGATGGATATACGACACCTGTAACTGATGCAAATTGCGTTAACAAATGTTTATTCCATATACCTACAAATTCAAAAGGAATTTATATCAAAGGATTTACATTTGAATCAAAAAATACGAGATATTGTATGCATATTGAGACTGTGGGTTCAACTGACGAATGCGATTGGCATTTTGAGAATTGTGTATTCAACTGGGGAGGCAGACCTGATACGGCAGAAGATGGAACTGTTGCAACTGCTTGTATTGGGACTGGATACTCGATGCTGGAATTTGGTGAATTTATTAACTGTATAATCAAATGTACTAATACAAATCACGCAAATCACATGGTATTTCAATCGCATGATAATCCCGATAATATTTTTACTTCAATTAAACGTGGGGAACATTTGCGATTTGAAAATTGTTATTTCTCTATTGCAGATGGTTCAGATTACGCACATATTGACTTAAGAACCACTAAAACATCACCTATAATTCCATCTTTTGTTGAATTTATAAATTGTAGTGGAATTAAATTATATGTTCCATCCGAAACCTATAAGAAGAGTTTTGTGTGCACGGAACAGCATACAATTAGCTAAATGGGGCTATTATTTAGTTCAGCAACCGTATGAAGAAAGGAGTAGACTTATGAAGACTTTGGAAATTGGCGGGATTCAAATTGGAAAAGAAATTGTTAATGCACTGGATATAGGAGTGATTAGTGATGGTAAAACTGATTGCTCAGGAATCATTAATGCGTTTCTGAGCAGTAAGGAAAATGCAAATAAAACATTATTCATTCCTAAAGGTAAATACTATTTCAAGGATACTATCAATGTTGATGAAAATTTTTGCGGTATCTACATAGAACAGAACAGCATTATACATTCTGATGGAAATCCTTCTTTTAACTTTGTAGGTGTTATGTCAGAACAGGATATTAAAGAAAATCTTGTTGCTTTTTATGCTCTTCATACTGATGATTGGGACCAAATAGATAAAAATTTAGAAGATCGGACAAGACGGATTTTAGAAAAAATGTACTATGAAGACGAAAAATCAGTAGACAGATTAATTTCATCGCTTCTGTATGAATATTTTTTAAGCAAAGAGATGATCAACAAAGGGTACGGGATTGAAGATGCAAAATCGTTCCTTGACTGGTTTGAGATGTTTTTATGATTCAGTATTAAAAGATCTGATAAAGCGATTGTACAGTTACATAAAAAATACTTTAGTTAACCAAAAGAAGCTTTATCAAGTATAAAAAAACCCCCTACAAACTGTAGGGGGAAAGTATAAAATTGAAGATTAAGTATGAAAAATCTTCAAATACATATTAACATATATTTCCACAAAATGAAAGGAGAAATTATGAATCTTAAATTACGTTTCAAGAATAAAGCAACATTAGTAGCATTGGCTTCTGCATTAATTGCATTTATCTATCAGATTCTAGGAATCTTAGGTATCACAGCACCAATCGCACAGGATGAAGTATCACAGCTTGTAGGTATCATCCTTAATATCTTAGTGGCTGTCGGGGTATTGGTGGACCCAACAACAAAGGGAATCGGGGATAGCGAGCTTGCAAAGAACAAGACGGATATTGCTGAGGTAATCGAATATAAGGAGGACTAATATGGCACATACGGTAGACAAGCTTCTTACAGTAGCCAAAGGAGAAGTCGGATACTTAGAGAAGAAAAGCAAGAAGAATCTAAACAGTAAGACAAAAAACGCAGGTAGCAACAACTACACTAAGTACGGAGCATACTTTGGTATTAACGGACCAGATGCTTACTGGTGTGACATGTTCGTGGATTGGTGTATGGTGCAGGCATACGGCAGGGATGTAGCAAAAAAACTCTTACATGGATTTAGTGCATACACTCCAACATCAGCACAAAAATTCAAAGACAATGACCAGTGGCATAAAACACCACGGATTGGAGATCAGATTTTCTTCAAGAACTCTCAAAGAATCTGCCACACTGGAATTGTGTATGCAGTCACAGACGAGATGGTGTTCACGATCGAGGGCAACACATCTAATGGAACAGCCGTTGTACCAAACGGTGGTGCTGTATGCAAGAAATCTTACGCAAAGAGTAACAGCCGTATCGCAGGATATGGAAGACCTGCATACGATAAGGTATCAGTTAGCTATAATACAGTTAAAAAGACATCTTCTAAATCTGCGATCAAGTGGTTACAGAAGAAGCTAAACGCAAACTGTACATATGCAAATAATCATCCGCTGTCTGTAGATGGTATCTGGGGAACTAAGACATACAAAGCACTACAGAAGTATTGGAAACAGTTGGGTTGGAAGACAACAGGAAGTTACGCAGGAAAGAAAACTTGCACAGCTCTGAAAAAAAATAGAAAAAAGTAGTTGCAATGTCGAAAATGATGTGATATTATAATCAACGTTGGTTACGAAATGTTCCATTTTCGTTCCAACCAAAATTAAAGACAATTGAGTTTATGCGGTTTGAGAGCATTTTGACCCCTTGACTTTTAATCAAGTTGTCCGGGGTTCGAATCCCCGCACGCTCACTTTAAAAAGCACAGTTGCCAAATGGCTAAATACTGTGCTTTTCTTGTATTTATGCGGTTTTTAAGGGTATGACATATCTAAAATCATACTTTTAAAAGTAATCGAAAGTATCTAAATTTTAGGGAAGTATTTGTTCCATCCGTGTTCCATGTTCCATCCGTATTCCAGAAATCTAAGATACCATTTCATTTAGTTGTTCCATTTTTCGTTCCATAGGTTGTTCCACTTTTTGTTCCAAATTTAAAGCATCATTTACAGCGGATATGCTATCTTCTTTTTCTAACATTAAGTGATTGTATACTTCCAGAACGACCTTTTCAGAATCCCCTACAAGCCTTGCAATCATCTTTATGCTAATCTTAGGGAACTGGTAGCATAAGTTTGTGCAGTAATTGTGACGGAAGATGTGGCTTGTTAAATCCTCAATAGGACTTTCACTGACCGCCTGCATTGCTTTTATGATTCTACCCCACATTCTGCGGAAACCAGATTTTGTCATAGGCTTGTAATCACGATTTATGAATAAGTATTTCCTACCATCTTTTCTAAGTTGTTTTATGTAACTAGAGATTGTATCGAATACGTTATCTGGTAACGGTAACGTTCTTTCTCCGTTTTGTATGTTTTTTACAGATTTTTTCTTTGGTATGTTGTCTGATATGTCGTGTGATTTGTCAATAGATACTGTATGTGCTTCTAGGTCAAAGTCTGCTTCTGTTAGTGCTAAGGCTTCTCCACACCGCAATCCACAGCCGTAAATGATGTAAACATATATTTTATCCATTTCATTAAAAGAAGCCTTAAAAACGGCTTTCTGTTCGTCTGGTGTCAATGGACGTTTTTCTTTTGCTTTATAATTTATATTTTCAAAATTGTTGAATATATCTGCAAATGATTGTGCGGAATAAATGCGATCACAGACAGCAGAGTGTAAGACCTGCTTAAATGTCATAACTATTTGTTGTTGTGTCCGTGATTTGCCTTTAGCACCGTTCAGAATCAATTGCAAGTGGCTTCGCTGTACATCTTGTAGCTTAACGTATTTAATGCTGTCAAAATGGACGTTAATTACATTGTCGTACATTTTATTTGTATTGTTAGCTCTGTTAGATTCTTTATATAAGACTTTCCATTGTCTGGCATAATCAATAAATAGTATATCGGTGTCAACCATTGCTTTCCGTTGGTCTCTTAGTTGCTCAAATTCCTTTACTTTCTTTTCGAGGTCCTTAGAGCTTTTAGCGGACCGCAAGTGTTTATATCTCTTCTTCCCATTATCCTTGTATGTGCCATCCCACACATTGGTAGAATAGTAACCGTCTTTACCTTTTTTAAATTTAGCTGTTGCCATTGTATCACTCCTTTTTCTAATAATTGGAATTTGCGTTTTCTGCAAAATGGGTACAAAAATAACAGCCATGCAAGAGTGGTTTTTATAACATTGCAAAATAATATGAATGTGTTATAATAGATATGGAATTTTCTATATTAAAATTTTACGATGTTATGGAAAAGGGTTACCGTTCTTTTTAGTCTTCACGGTGGCTCTTTTTTTATACCCTTGCGTGACCGCACTGTTAATGATACAATAATAGTTGGTTAAGATTCATTAAATCAAAAACAGTGTTTTTGGAGACTGTACCACATTCGGGTGTGGTACGGTCTTTTTTTATTGTTATTTAACTTCCCAAGATTTACCGCAGTCTTGGCAAATTGCCATTTGTTTACTGTTAATATCTGTCTTGGATTTCTTTGTTTCTTTGTATTTAGATTTCTTAGGTGTTAATGCCCACAACCCTGCTGTAGCACCAATCATGGCTTTACGACCTAAGCTGTTACCTGCACGAGTAACGACACTTTTCTTTCTCACTTCGGCTTTACCTTTAGTTTTAGCGGAATCCTGTACAAACTCATATCCTATGTTTAGGCTGTGGCATTTAGGACAATATGGTGCATCAAGATAAAATATTTTATAAAAATCTTCGGCTTTTTTGCTGTCTACCTTTTTCAAAATCTCATAGTAAGCATCCCTAGACCTGTCTTTATCCGCTTTGATTTTGCTTGCGTTAAAACCAAAATTACCGTTAAATTTACGCATTTCATAATCATAAGTTAACTGATTAATAGCATCATTTGTATAATCAAGTTTGACAATAATATCTTCTTTTGGATTCTCTTCTGCCTTATCAAAACGGCATAAATAGAAGCTGTCTTTTGCTACATAAAGTATATGTGTTAGTGTAGAAAGAAAACCACTATCTGTATATTTACCTGCTGTGATAATTAAATCACTAGGTTCATTAACAATACCTTTTTCTATAGCAATCTCAATCGTTTTTTCATCAATTTCATACTGCGGAACTTCATTATCAGCAGTAGAAACAGTAGCTAATTCTTTTAAGATTTCCTCTGTAGGGCATCCGCAGTTAGGACACGCAGGAGCTTTTTCAGAAAACTCTTTCCCACATTCAGTGCAAGTTATTAGTGCCATGTAAAATCCCTCCTTTTATAATGTATAACAGGCAACATACCAACCAAAATCCCCATCAAATCCCCATCAAGAAACCACGGTTTTATGCGGTTTGTAGGACTTTTTACATAGTAGAATCCCCAACAAATCCCCAACAAATCCCCATCAAAACACCATCAAGGTATGTTTTTTACTTCTGAAAATCTCAAAAACCACGTATTTATGCGGTTTTCAGCACTATGCAAAAAAATATTTTATTTTATGGTTGACAAATCACGTTTTATGGTGTATTTTTA